GAAGATGTTGATTACGATACTGATGAACAGTATGCTGAAAAACTCAATGTTATCAAGAATAGTTATTTCAAAACAGATAGTACAGAAGTAGTAGATAACAAGAAAACTGCAGGCACCAATAATCCAGTTGTTAGTGGAACAAGTGATAGTCGTATGGATGGTGTAATGAGTGCAATTTCTCACTTATCAAAAAAATAATGGAATGAGTGAAGGTTAACATAAATTAATTCAATAAAATTTAAAGGAGTAAGAAAATGTATTTATCAGAAAACATTCAGGAGAAATGGGCCCCAGTAATGGAGCACAAAGACCTTCCTGAAATTAAAGACACTTATCGCAGAGATGTTACTTTGCGTTTGTTGGAAAACCAAGAGAAGTTTCTTAGTGAAGCTGCTCCTACCAATAGTACAGCTGGACAGATTGATAACTGGGATCCGATTTTGATTTCCCTAGTTCGTCGCTCTATGCCACAGATGATTGCATATGATGTTGCTGGTGTTCAACCAATGACAGGCCCTACGGGTTTAATCTTTGCAATGAAATCACGTTACACAACCTCAGCTGGTGCAGAGGCATTTGGTGCTGCTGGTACTGGTGCAGATGAGTCTGATACAGATTTCTCTGGTACGGGTACTCATGTGCCAACGACAGATTCTAAGAATCCGTTTACTGGAACATGGACAACTGGTACTGCAATGCCTACAGCAACTGCTGAAGACCTTGGAGCTGGTGGAACTTTTGGTGAGATGGCATTTAGCATCGACAAAACTTCCGTAACTGCAAAATCTCGAGCACTGAAAGCTGAATACTCTACGGAGTTGGCACAGGACTTGAAAGCAGTTCATGGTTTGGATGCAGAAACAGAATTGGCAAATATTCTTTCTACGGAAATCTTGCAAGAGATTAACCGTGAAGTTATTCGTACAATTCTTACTGTTGCAAAACCTGGCGCACAGGTTAACACAACTACTGCTGGTACATTCGATCTTGATACTGATTCAAACGGCCGATGGTCTGTTGAGAAGTTCAAAGGTCTGATGTTCCAAATCGAGCGTGACCGTAATGAAGTTGGTCATCAGACTCGACGCGGTAAAGCAAACTTTATGATCTGTTCTGCTGACGTTGCTTCTGCATTGTCAATGGCAGGTATGCTGGAAACAGGTCATGCAATTAATGTTGACGATACAATGTCAACTCTTGCTGGTACAATGAATGGTATGAAGGTTTTCGTTGACCCTTACTACTCATTGGCATCAGGTCAATTCTATTGTCTTGGTTATAAGGGTTCAAGTCCTTATGATGCTGGACTTTTCTATTGTCCTTATGTTCCGTTGCAGATGGTTCGTGCAATGGGTGAGAATACTTTCCAACCAAAAATCGGTTTCAAAACCCGTTATGGTATGGTTAAGAATCCCTTTGTTAACGCTGGCGGGGAAGTTATGACAGCTAATGAGAATCAGTATTACAGAAAAGTTGCAGTTTCAAACTTGATGTAATTTTGGTTTTTATCTAAACTGGGGGGATGGGGATTTTCCCTGTCCCCCTTTTTTTTTGGAGTTTTTTATGCATGAATATAAAGCTAAGGTAACAAAAGTTATTGATGGTGATACAATCCGTTGTGACATTGATTTAGGATTCGACATAGTAATGACAAGTCAGACGATACGCTTATATGGTATTGATACACCAGAGTCAAGAACTAGAGATTTAGAAGAAAAGTTTTATGGCAATCTATCAAAGGACTTTATAAATGATTATTGCCCCAAAGGTTCGTATATAACCTTACGGACGCACTTAGATGAGAAGGGTAAATTTGGAAGGATACTAGGAGAGCTCATAGTCAACAAAGTTAATCTAAATGAACAGATGATTGAGAACAGTCTAGCGGTGGAGTATTTCGGACAGTCTAAGGTAGATATAGAGAAAGAGCATCTAATGAATAGGGTAAAGTTGAATAACAAGGGATATAAATATATATCTTAACTTGTTCCTTGTATAGCTGTTTCTAGTGTGTTATTATATACTTGTTGGGTGGGACATAGATATCTTTATATGTAATGTAAATAACTTCCTATTATGTATTTAGCAGTATTGATTGGTTTCATACCAGTATGCATATAAGGCCATAAAGGTGGAAACATCAATAAGCTTCCTTTAACACATTTAGTCTTTATACCCATTTCACTAAACAATGTTTCTCCAGCATCATTATCACTACAGTATAAAAAGAATACAAGAAAACGTCTAGCAGAAGCATAATCCTGTACATCAACATGAGCTTTAAATTGGTCTTTATCGTTAGGTAAATATCTTTTCATTCTATATTGTTCAAATCCATGTTTCTCTGGCCAATGATATTCTGTAATACCACAGTCTTCTTTATACTGATTCAAATATTTATCAAAAACAACATCAAGCGATTCTGTAAATTTTGACCATTCTTTATGTTTATGGAGATTTATTTGCTGGAAGGTGGGTCTTTCTTGATTATCAATAATTTCCATTTGGGAAGAGTTTTTCTCAAATTTAGCTACAATTTTGTCACAGAAATCATCAGAAACTACGTTCTTATATGATCTAATATATTTTTGCAAAATGTACCTCTATGGGTTAAATGTGTTATAAATAATATTTATAACGGTAGGATACTAGAGAGGTGACATATGACTGCTAAACAGAATCATACTAAATCTATTATTTTTTCACTATTAATATTTATCGTAATTATCATCAATTTTATAAGACAAGTATTTTATGCCAACTAAACCTAAAGAAGTAAATCAACTAAATGTGGTGTCCTTTGAAACAAACTTTCAGAGGATGCCTGCTACGGACTTTTTCTGTCAAACGGTAAATATACCTTCTTTGGCTCTGGGTAATGCTATTTTACCCACACAATTTTCTTCAGTTCCAGTTGAAGGTGATACACTTGTATTTGAAAATCTAACTATTGGTTTCTATGTTAATGAAGATTTATCGAACTATAGAGAGATATTTGATTGGATGATATCCATCGGATTTCCTGATGAATTTCCACAGTTTAATCTGAATAGTGACGCTATAAGTTCACCATCAGCATACGGTTCTTTGAAGTCTGATATGAATGTTATTATACAAACCAACAAAACTAACCCCAATTATAATATTACTTTCAAAGATGCTTTTCCAACATCTTTAGGTAATATTCCCCTAGACGCTACAGCTACAGATATGCAACCTATAGTAGTTGACGCAACCTTTGCTTATACTGGTTCATTTACCATAGCTAAAATAGGCTAACTTTTTCCTTGTATTATCCCTAAAACTTTGTTATACTTATACTATGAAAATTGATGATATAAACAAAATGATTGACAAAGACTCTGCTTTCTTAAAAGAGGAGTGCAATATTGATATTGCATCTCTCCGAGTGCCAGAGTTATGTGGAAAATACCATCAGCTGATTTACCAAGAAAAGCTTTCTTTAGAGTATTTCAAAGTAGAATTTAAAGTTCTTAAAAGAGATAGATGGTTATATTACACAGGAAAAGCTGATCCCGAAGTATACGAAAAAGAACCATTCAATTTAAATATACTAAAAGCAGACATAGATAAATTCTTAGATGCCGATAGTGCTTTAAATGTTTGTATGTTAAAAGTAAAATCACAGGAAGAAAAACTAAACCTCTTAACAGAACAAGTTAAGTCTATTATGAGCTTGTCGTTTAATATTGGTAATGCGATAAAGTGGAAGAAATTCTTGAATGGTGAAATTGGATGATTGTTGTAGGTAAACTTAACGAAACATTTTTACAAGTATCATGTGAACGACATATTGCTTATGAACTCAATGAATATTTTTCATTCAAAGTTCCTAACTGTCAATTTCACCCGAAGTTCAAAGCAAAGATGTGGGACGGAAAAATACGTTTGTTCAATATACAAACAGGACAAATGTATTTAGGACTATGGCCATATCTAAAAGATTGGGCTGAGAAACATTCTTATAAACTACAGACCGATATACTATCAGTAAAAAAACTTTCTGGTTTGGATGTAGAAGGTATCAAAGAGTTTTTTGATTCTCTTAAATTGCATTGTAAGAATAAACCAATTGTACCTAGAGATTATCAGATTGCATCTTTTCTACATTGTGCAAAAGCTGAACGATCTCTTTTGTTGTCTCCAACTTCATCGGGTAAGAGTCTGGTTATCTATTCATTGATTAGATGGCATCAGCAGTTTATAGAGAACGATAAGATACTGGTATTAGTTCCTACTACAAATCTGGTAACACAGATGTATAATGATTTTAAAGATTATTCGTCTGAGCTTCCTGATTGGAATGTTGAAGAACAATGCCACATGATATATTCAGGTAAAGAAAAGGAATCAGAGAAACAAATATATGTTAGTACATGGCAATCTCTATTTCGTTTAGGGGCCCCATATTTCAAGAAATTTGGAATGGTTATAGGTGATGAAGCGCACCTATGTAATGCCCAGAGTCTTAAAGGTATACTAGAGAAGATGACCACTTGCAAGTATAGGTTCGGCACTACTGGTACACTTACAGATTCCAAGACAAATAAACTGGTATTAGAAGGACTATTCGGTAAGACCTATACGGCAGTTACTTCTAAACAGCTGATGGATAATAAGCATATATCTGATTTGAGTATTAATTGTTTAGTTTTAAAATACACAGATGCAGAACGTCAATTGAATAAGAAGGCAACCTATCAGGAAGAGATTAATTTTGTTGTAACCCATAAAAAACGAAATGAATTTGTCCGTGATCTTGCCCTGGCCAGAAAAGGTAATGTTCTGATTCTCTTTAACTTTGTAGAGAAGCATGGTAAGGTATTACATAAAATGCTGGTAGAAAAGAATAAAGATGATAGAAATATATTTTTTATAGCGGGTGAAACATCGGTGGAAGATAGAGAGAAAATTCGACAGGTAACTGAAATTGAAAATTCTATCATCGTAGCATCTTCTGGTGTTTTATCAACTGGTGTTAATATTAAGAATCTTCAAACCTTGATATTTTCACACCCCTACAAAGGAAAGATTAGAAATCTTCAATCCATTGGTAGGGTTTTGAGGTTGGATGATAAGAATAACAAAGCTATATTGTTTGATATAGTCGATGATTTGTCATGGAAGAAACATCATAATTATGGTATTAAACATTGGAAGGAACGGGTAAACACATATCTGAATGAGAAGTTTGATTATATGTGTAAGGAAATAACTTTATAAAGGAAAATGAAATGGGAAAAACTTATAAGAAGGTTATTAAAAATAAGTTTGAAAAGAAGAAGCTACATATTCTTAAACAGAAAAAGATATTCATTAACGAAGGAGAAGAAGATGAAGGATATCAAGACGGCGAAGAAGAAGTGCGAGAAGTGCAAGAAAGTAACACCGCAAGTTAATACTTCCGAAGGTTTTGCTGGAACTATATATTATGAAGATTGGACTTGTACTGTATGTGGTAAAGTCAATTTATTTGAAAAAAAGGGTGATCCGAAATTTGTAACTGAGTATTGTGTTTATTAATTATTAATCTTTGAGGATATTATGAATATTAATGTAGTGAATAGAAGTGAAAATCCATTACCAAAGTATGCAAAACATGGTGATGCAGGTATGGATATATGTGCAGCTTTCGATGATTTTATTTCTGCGTTTAATTGGAAAGCAATTCATACTGGATTGTTTGTAGAAATACCAGAAGGATATGAAATACAAATAAGGTCTAGGTCTGGACTTGCATTTAAGTATGGTGTTTCTGTATTGAACAGCCCCGGCACTATTGATTCTGGTTATCGTGGTGAGATACAAGTCATTTTAAAAAATAGTGACCATCATAGATATGAAATTAAAAAAGGTGAAAGGATAGCACAGATGGTTGTAGCTCCCGTAACAACTGCAACCTTTATAGAAGTCGCAGAACTTTCTGATTCGGAACGTGGTGAAGGTGGTTTAGGGAGTACGGGCAAATGACTGATAAAAGAAAACATTATGTAGACAATGAAGCATTTTTTGAAGAGATGAAGAAATGGAAAAATAGAGTTTTAGATGCTCGTGAGATGGATGACGTTGACCCGCCATCAACCGAATATATGGGTGAATGTTTTTTACGAATATCCGAACATCTGGTAATGCGTCCTAATTTTATTAATTATACTTTCAGAGATGATTTGGTTTCTGATGGTGTGGAGAATTGTTTATTATATGCACATAATTTTAAACCAGAAAAATCGAAGAATCCGTTTTCTTACTTTACACAAATTATATTTCAATCTTATGTTAGGCGTATTGTTAAAGAACGAAAATTAATGCACATCAAGTATCTGTTTGTTGAAAGGTCTGGTATCCTTGATGAGCTAAATCCTAACAGTGAGGATAATAAGAAAATAACAAAGGTATGGGTAGATTACCTGCGTTCACATGAAAAATACGCTATAAATCCTGATAAGAAGAAAAAGAAGCCTAAACCTAGCTTAGAGATGTATTTCGCATGATTTATGTTTTTCCTTGTATTACTAAATCATATATGATAAACTATAATCAACGTAAGGAAATAAATGAATTATCACGTTTTGGTTATAGAAGAATGCCCAAGATGTAGAGAGTATGAACCAGATCATAAATTTAAGAATTGTGGTTGTTTTGTAGAAGAATTAGAAAATAGAATAATGAGACAAACTTTTGAATGTACACGCTGTAACAATACATGGGTGAATGTTTGGAAGAAATACAAAAAGGAAAATGATGAAAATAGCATTGATAACCGATCAGCATTTTGGGGGAAAACAGGA